GGACAGGGGATGAATGTGACAATCAACGTGCAAGGTTCGGTTATTGCCGAAAAAGACCTTGCCGTTCGTATGCGCAATGAGCTAGCTCAACTTCTGCGCCGTAAGGGTGCACCACTTTCAGCTCTGGGGCTATAAATGACATCATTTCTTGACGGATCGACTAACGGACCAACAATTGCTGTTGAGTTTTATATCAACGGATCATGGGTAAGAGTCAATGTCAGCGATCTTCGTGAAGTCTCGTTTACTCGAGGACGCACAAGAGCGGACCAGAAAAACGACCCAGGACACGCCAGCATTGTTGTTGATAACTTCAGCGGCTATTATGACCCAGAATACACTCTGTCTGGTTCTCCGTACGTTGTAGGCGGTGTTAACCAGCTAAAAGCAGGATTAAAAACGCGCATTATTGGAACCTGGCAGGGAACAGGTTATTACCTTTTTGTCGGATTCCTTGAAACCAGTCTTGTTGACCAGGGTTTTTCACCAAACGCCACAATGACATTTACCGATGGCATTGCTCTGTTGTCTAAGATGTACGCGCTAGCTGTATCTCCTGCAGGATATGCTGCAGAAACAACATCAACCAGAGTCGGAAGAATGTTGACCTACGCCAACTGGACTGATTCTAGGAACCTTTCAGGCTCCGTTCAGATGGAAGCTACAACACAATCAGCTACATTGCAGAACATTATTGAGCAGTGCGTAGCGTGCGAGGCTGGTCGATTCTTTATTAGCCGTGAGGGAACGGCCACTTTTCTACCTCTAAGTGACAAGTTTAGCCGCGTTACACGACTTCTATTGTCTGATTCTCGTGCCACAAATACCGTGGAATACGACGTGCTTGAAACAACCCCTGGCACATATCAGGTCATTAACGAAGCCCTTATTCAGCGCGAAAGCGGCACACAGCGCCGGTATAGACACCTGCCTTCAACAACGGCGTTTGGCTTAAAAACAATCACCGTAAATGCGCCAATTCTCAACGATTCAGACGCTGATAATCTTGCTAAATATCTGGCGTACAAAGATCACAATCCCCAAACCCTTGTTCAATCAGTGCAGTTCTCTGCATTTGCTCTTGGTGCCTTGTACCCTGATTTGTTGTCCCTTGAAATTGGCGACCAGGTTACTATCGAGCGCACAACTGTTGATGGTAGAACTCTGGAGCTTTATTGCGTTGTAGAAGGCTTTAATCACAGCATTACGCCCGAGTCTTGGCGCGTGGAGATTAACACTTCACCAATGAACCCATATTCAATAACGATCTAAGGGGAAACTGATGCCACTAGCACCTCAGATTACTAATACGCCGATTCCATATTCAACATGGTACAGCTCAGGCGATTATGACAGTTCTGCCACAGCAGTCGTTGTTCCAACGTCGACTTACTATGCAGCTCCAACTCCTAACGCTAGTGCAATTGGCGATATTTGGTTTGACACAACTAATGGCAATAAACAATACCGTTGGGACGGATCGTCCTGGGTTGCCGTTCAAGATACAGCTATTGCCTCTGCATATTCACTTGCAACAACAGCAAACGCTAATGCCACTGCAGCATCAGCTACAGCTAATGGCAAGAACGTTGTCACATATTCCACGGCATCGTACTCCGGAAGTGGTACACGCCAGGGTGATATTTGGTTCCAGTATCAGTCAGGAACTGGGGTCATCCTCAACCAGTGGACCTGGAACGGTTCTAGTTGGGACACAACAAAGCTTTCTGACGCAGTAATCGCAAGCGTAACAGCTGGAAAGATTACCGCTGGAACAATTATGGTTAACGTTGGCATCAGCAACAACAGCGGAACATTCTCGGTTGACGCTTACACCGGAGCGCTCAATGCGAGCAGTGCGACAATCTCTGGAACAATTACATCAAGCAACGGAACAATTGGTGGTTTTAGTATCCAATCTGGATACATTAACTACGGCGGAACGTACTTGATGGCAACTAACGGTAACGGTCAACAATCTACTTATAGCTTTTTTTCTGATCGTGGTGTTTACGCATCAACGTTTTACTCGACCGGATCATCGGTATTTAACGGTTCAATAACTGCGGCGTCCGGAATTAACATTTCCGGCGGATCGCTAACTTTAGGGGGCGGACTTTACGGAATAACATCTGGCGGAGCCGGATCATTTACTTCGGTTACAACAGGGGCAGGATCTTATTCACTTAGCAATAGCGGACAATTGACCGCTGCGAGCTCTTACGTGACAAACGTTTACGATACAAACCTAAACATTACAAATACCGTAAATCTTTACGGAGGTTACGGTGTAATTTCTGGTTGGTCTCCAAATACGACAAATACATATGACCTTGGTGTTGGTGCCAACAGCTATCAGTGGAATCACATTTATCTGCACAATGCTGCTATTGTCAACTCTGATCTTAGACTTAAAACAGATATTGAAAATTCGCCTCTTGGTCTTGACTTTATCAACTCACTTCGCCCGGTTGCTTACAAGTTTATCTCCGGTGGAAATAAAGTAGTTGTTGATGATAAAGGTAATCCTGTTGTTGAAGAAAAAGATGCTAATGGAAAAGATGTTTACAAAGTAGAATCCATTGCCGGAAAACGCACACATTACGGTTTAATTGCACAAGAAGTAAAATCAGCGCTCGATGCCGCTAATGTTGGTGACTTTGGTGGTTGGGTTATCTCTGATCTTAACGATCCAGAGTCTTACCAATCACTTGCTTACGAACAATTTATTGCACCACTTATTAAAGCAGTACAAGAGCTTTCTGCTCGCGTAACAAAACTAGGGGGATAATGTGGAACAAGAAATAGATGCAAATGAGTTATTAGAAGCTCAGAAAAATACGATTGCAAACCTCATACAAGAAAATCTCACATTAAAGATTCTTCTTGGTAAAATAGCCTCTGGGGGAAATAAACCTCAAGAGTAAGGAACAATTAAATAACACTCCAAGACCAATCTGATCTAGCAAACGTCATCTACTGTTGGACGTTCTCAATCGGTGCGATCGGGGGAGCGCTGTGGTGGGTATTCCATCGCGTAGTCGTCCACATCATAGCGGCCACAATTAGGCGCTCAAACAAAAAGAACACCCGTCTTGAAATTAAGGAGGGTGAGCTTGATCTTTAGTCGTAAATATATTCATCCAGACACAGAAGACGTCCTGACGTTCAGCGAGCAAATCTCGTGGAAAGTCCAGGGCGTTATCCGTAACTGGTGGTTCGTAATTATTTGGACACTTGTTACAGCTATTTGGTGGATGCAACCAACATGGTTCACTGATACTCATGCCTATATCAAATGGATGAACCTTGCTTCATGGCTTGCGGTTACTGTCGAACTTATCATTGGTATTGCAATGATCGGTCAGACAAAGCGCGATGCCATGATCTTGCGTGAAATTCGTAAGCTTACTAAAAAAGAAGCTAAGGACATTGAGGTAATTAAGGAGTCGTTAGATGACGAAAACCTATAATCCTCGTCCTGGTGATTATGGTTGCGTTAAAACTAACGGAATCATGGCTAAGTTAATCCGCCTGGGCACTTTGTCCAGGTGGAATCACGCCTTTATCTATATTGGCGAAGGAAGAATCATTGAAGCTAATCCCAAGGGCGTAGAAATCGGTTATGTTTCCAAGTATACAGAAGTTGCTTGGAACCAGCACGAAAAGCTCAGCGACCAGCAGCGCTTGATTATTGTTCACAAGGCTCACCAAATTATTGGTAAACCCTATGGATTTTTAGTCATTGCCGACATTGCATTGCGCATTTTGGGACTGAAGGTACTAGCCAACACTCGCATATTGGAATATCTATCAAGTAAGAACGGTTATATCTGTTCAGAACTGGTAGCTGAATGCTATGCGAAGGCTGGGATTTTGCTGACAGATAAACCAGACTATTTAGTAACGCCAGGAGATTTGGCAGAGAGGTTGATATATCAGTGACAAGCGGTCTTGATATTGTTAACATTGCTCAGCAACAAATTGGCTTTATTGAGGGTCCGGACAATAAAAACCCGTACGGAGATTGGTACGGCGTGCCAAATCAACCGTATTGCGCCATGTTCGTTAGCTGGGTGTTTGCCCAAGCTAACGTCTCAGCGCTTGTTGCGGCTGAAACCCCTAAGGGATTTAGCTATTGTCCGGCAGGTCTTGCCTGGTTCCAAAAACAAGGCTGCGTCATTAACGTCAAAGATGCCAGGGCTGGAGACATTGTTTTCTATTCCTGGACAAATGGCATTGCTCAGCATGTTGGCATTATTGAGAACGCCTCTCCGGCTGGTATTACCGTGATTGAGGGTAACACCTCAGCGGATCACGCAACAGGTTCTCAGGCTGATGGTATCGGCGTATTCCGCCGCCATCGGCCTTACCTGAACATTATGGCAATCGTTCGCCCTAAGTATCCAAACCCAGTTCGACCAGCTGTGAATTCAACCCAGAACAAAGGTATTGCCGCTGGTGTTGCTGGAGTTACGGCGCTTGGTGGCGGTGGAGCTGCGATTATGAACAGCTCAACTAGTACCACACCAGCAGCAAAAACCACGGTAATCGCAGCTCCTCCGTTTCCTGGAACTTCAGCCTTCAAGGTTGGGGCCAAGGGCACTGCAGAGCTCATTGTTGCCCGGGCTTTGGCCAATGCGGGACTGTTGCCCGCTAACTTAGTCACCAACGTATTAACAGCCGAGGAACTTGCTCTTGTTCCGATTTACCAATCTAAATATCCAGGACTTAAAGGTCACCAAGGCATTGATGCCTGGACATATACCTCAATGGTAGCTAAGGCTGGTTCATAATGTTTAAGCTGCATTATTCCGATCCCAAGGCGGTTGCTCTTGGTAGTATTGCCGCGCTAGCGGTGTGGAAGGCTTCGAATTTCGCGGTCGATCCAGGACATTTGAGCATGGTTGCAACAGCTGCCGTGACAGGTATTGCCGCTCCGGAGAAGGGCTCTGGAAGAGCGGACGTGGAGCAAGAGTCACACATTGTGACTCCATACGTAAACAACGTGGAGGAAGAATGACACTATCAAAGAAGCAATCAGATCTTATTAAGTCATATTGGCACGCGTTTATTGCGGTTGAAACTGCATTCGTTATCCAATATGCTAAAAATTACATTGCAAGTCCGCATGCAAAGTTCAATGCGGCTTCATTTGCCTACGCTGCGGTTGGTGCTGTTGCAGCTCCTGCCACACGCGCATTGGTTGCCAAGTATCCATTCTTGAGTCCTTTAGCTCTTCGTATCACAACGAAGATTGCGCAAAAAGAGACTCCAGCAGCATCGACTACACCGGCGGCATAAACTTATGCGCCTAAAAGACGCAATTGAGGAGTTCCTGAAGAATCCTCCTATTCAGCAAGGTTATTTTTGCAAAATGAGCAGAATCCTTGATGGCATGGAGTCCGACGATAGAAAAGCTGTTCTGGGTCTCGTTGACAATCACGACATATCAGCAGCAGCAATTTCTCGTCTTCTTGCGGATCATGGATTTGACGCTAAACCTGCAAACATTATGAAGCATCGCCGACGCGGTAGTAATAATGGCTGCAGGTGCAGAAAGTGATGAATGTCCTTAAAATCAGATGTTAAAGCTTTACTGAAAAGCTCACGACAGCCAAAGCCAGTAGCGAGAGTGTCCTTTCCTCAAACTATCCGGCTGCGGGTTTTGGCTCGTTGTGCTTTTGTTTGCCAGCACTGCGGCGCTGATTTGTTTGAGGTCGAGCATCACATTGACCACATTGTTCCTTTAGCTAAGGGAGGAAACAATGACGAGGATAATTTACAAGCGCTGTGCGCACCTTGTAACTTAGCCAAGGGCGCACAGGATGACCAGGGGGCTAAAATGAAACGCAAAGAAATCTTTGCAGAAGCTGATCGTTTGACATACAACGATCGGGAACAAGAATACGGAACACCACAAGAGAACTTTGCTCGAATAGCTAAGCTCTGGAGTGTTGTTCTAGGAATTGAAGTAGTCGAGCATCAAGTTGCTCTTTGCATGAATCAAGTGAAAGTGGCGCGTCTCGTTCAGAGTCCAGAAAAGCTAGATGGATGGATCGATGGCGCTGCTTACATGGGTCTTGGTGGAGAACTAGCCACCGAAAAATAATAAAAGCCGTTCACGGTCGAACCCCAACAACCCCTTCTGTTGGTGCGGTTTCCGTGAACGGCTCTTTTTTTATCTTTTGGAGTTGTAGTACTCCTCGAGCTGACGCTGACGCGCTCGCTCGCAGATAAAATCAACAAAGTTTTTTAATAGCTTTGGACCAGTAAACATGACGGTAAAGATTAAAAACAAAAAAGCCCAAGATTCTGCTGGTGACATTGGAAACATTTACTTCTCCTTATGTTGACATTGACTAATTGGATAGAGGCAATCGCCACAAATAACTTCAGCTTTTGGACAGTTGTGACCTTCTTCGCCGTAAAGAGCAAGACAAGTTCCACAAGTGTACAAATCATATTTAGCTAACAAATCAGCGCCGTACATTTGCCAGTGTGCCATTACTTCACCAACTTTTCTTGAATCATTGACGCGATTTGTTCTTCAGTTTCGGTAGAGAGAACAGTGTAATCCTCTTCATCTCCGTCTTTTCCAAAATAAAGATCATCACAAGTTCCATAAACAATGCCATCGCGCACAAAGCATGGACCAATAGCTAAAACAAAAAAACCGTCTTCATCAGCAGGTCCAGCATAAACAGTCATGCAACCTCCACCAGTATGCATAATCTGAATTGGAAGATTTGCATTTTGTTCCTTGACAAGCTCTACGACCTTAGTCATATTTAGATCTGACACTTTATTCTCCTGTTTCTCAGAACGGGGCCGTCCTGATAGCTGAAATACTACACCGGTGGAGTAGGAAAACACATATAAGAAACACCGATAAATGAGGCATTTTCTACTCCGGTGGTGTACTGTTGGGACCCTGCCCAGGATGGTCTTGGGATTTAGGGGAAGTATGAACGACGAAGATATTGCAGATCAGCTGTGGCACTGGCATAAAGAGCTAAAAAGCCACGCTAGAACAGCGGCAGAGAATAAAGCCAACTTTTTGGGCATCATTGAAAAGGCGCGCGAAGAAGGTTGGACATATTCGGACATTGCGGACTTATTGGACATTTCGGTCAGTCGCGTCCAGCAGCTGGTTCGCCAGTCCGATGGTCGAGGTCGATCTAGCTAATGCGCTTTCGTCCAGAGTGGCATGAGTACGCTCTGATGCTAGCTGAAATGGCAGCGTCGCGGAGCGAGGACCCTTGGTACCAAGTCGGTGCCGTGGTTCTTCGTCCTGACAACTCTGTCGCTGGCGTTGGTTACAATGGAGCTCCTTCGGGAGTTCAGATTGACTGGGATGACCGAGAAGCTAGACGTCCATTTGTTATCCACGCCGAAGTCAATGCTTTACGGTATTGCACTCCGACGGATACTCGTGGCGGTTTATTGGCGGTTACGCACAGGCCTTGTCAGGCTTGTTTACCGCTGATTGCAGCTCATGGAATTCGAAGAGTTTTCTTCGGCGTTCCCGTCGATCCGCAAGTATATCCGACGGATTTACTTGATAACATCGCTTTACAACTTGACATAGAAGTAACTCATTTACCGAGGGGGAA